AATATGCCACAAGGCAGTTATAAGGAAGTAAAATGGCTAAGTGTTATCAACTAGTAGGTGTGCCAGCCGCAGGTAAGAGTACTTGGGTTAACTCTCAAGTATGGGCCAAGGATTGCGCATACATATCTACAGACAAGTTTGTAGATGCTTATGCCCACGAAGTAGGTAAGACTTACAGCGAAGTGTTTAAAGACATTATGCCAAAGGCTGTTGACATGATGGCGGCAGAAGTTGTACAAGCACGAGAACAAGGTAAGGATATAATTTGGGATCAAACTTCAACTTCAATTGCTAGCCGTGAGCGCAAGTTTAATATGTTACCAGGTTACGAACATATTGCTGTAGTGTTTAAGACTCCTGAAAAGGAAGAATTACTTCGACGTCTAGCTAGCCGTCCTGGCAAGAACATACCATTAAATGTTGTTGAACAAATGGCATTTGATTTGAATATGGAGCCACCAACTCTAGACGAAGGATTTAAGGAAATTTGGTATGCATAAAAACGCACCTTCGGGTGCTTTTTTTTGACTAAAATTTCTACACTATAAATATGTACATGACAATACTCGGACTTGACCCAAATCACACGCCTTTTAAATATTTAGACGAATACATTACTGCACCCGATTGGGATAAATTGCATAACGAAGTTAGTTTAGGAATTGCCAAAGCTGAATGGAATAAGAAATTTGTTTCTAGCGGTGTACACAAACAGTGGGCAGAAGAAGAAATTACTACCACATTCATTGATTTAGAAAACAGATTAAGTCCTGTGCAACTAGCGACATTTAGAACTTTAAAAGAAACAGACGAAAAAATCAAATATCTAAATGCGTTACTGTACACACCACATCCATTTTGGGTATTGTTTTTGCGTTGGAATAAGCGTATAGAAGGAACTGGTGTTTATAATAAAGCAGTTCCTAAAGATTGTTTTTGGACGCCCAATGCCAAGCATTTCCCTACACTAGTTGAATTTATTAAAACTTTACCCTTTGAAGGAATAGGTCGTGTTATATTGTTTATGACTGAAGCCAACAATAAAACTGTTCCACACTACGATGTTTTAAATGAAGAACAACGAGCAGAAAAATCACACGATGATTTTATATGGTTCACTACTAAATCGAAATCAAAAGGCATTTATGTTATGAATGGTGAATCGTTAGAAAAGATATACCCGGATGCTGATAAAAGATTTATATGGTGGAATGAAATGGATTACCATGGTACTGATCCTGTTAGTCATTTTAGTTTTAGTATCAGGATCGATGGCAAATTTAAACCCGAAGTACGAGAAGCACTTATAAAGGATTAAGCGTTCTATTCCAGAATGTATTAATAATAAGACGGTCTTGCTTATTACTCCATTGCTCGAAAAATTGTTTATAATAGCTCATGGCTTTAGCTTTACTAACAGTAGGAAATGGTTCCCAACTTAAAATATCAAAGCCAGCATCGAACAATTTCTCGGTAAATGAGTTTCTATCAACACCATCCCAGTCTGGATTATTTCCAAAATTCTTTTCTAATATTTCTAAACTTTTCCAAACTTCTATATAATCAATGCTTGTGCTGGTAGGATTACCAATTTTAACACGCCATACTAAGTCTCCGTTCTTAGCAGACTCTTCAAATATTTTGTTATGTGCCGACCATTCAGATGTTAAATCAGCTGTTTGCTTTCTAATATTCATGCCCGATTTCGATAGCGATGGATCAAAATAATTTTTATAAAACGATTCGTTATCATCTAAGTGTTGTACCCACAAGTATCGGATAGCCCAAGGTCCTGCATTATCAGGCGTTATAAGTGCATCCATTTGTTGGCCAGTTTGTTTGCCAAACAAACGTTTTGGTGTTATCTTCATAGCGAATATTTTTGTTTATGAACAGCCCAATCTTCCTCGGACAAATGATCGATATTGATCCTATAAAAATTACGAATATATTTCTTTGTATCAAACGTCAGCGCAGATCTAGCGTGTAAAAAAGTCCAGTTATCATAAATTGCAATATCATATAAATCCCATTTATGATGATATTTTAAATTTTCAATCTGTTGTAAATGAAATAACCATTGTCTAATTAAAAAACAATGTCCTTGCAATTCTCCATCAATCTTTACATCCTTAATCCACGCATTGGTTAGTGGTCCCCAGTTATAATAATTTAATCTTAAAGATTCTTTTCCAGTTATCGGATGTATCTTTAACATATCATGTTCTTGTAGATCCGTACCTTCATCGTACCAACTTTGTTGTATAACTTTAGTTATTGGTATCAGTGCTGTCATCTCTGGAGTAAGATAGTTTATACCTTCTTCTAAATTTAGCCATCTAGTTATTCCTGATACTTCGGGATTTGGGTTTTCAGTAATCCAAAGACTTCTAAATGGGAAAGGCCTGTAGGACCTGTTTGGAATATCAGAATGCCATGGCATTTCACGCTCATCGATTGCTGTTATATTTTTATTATTAAACGGGCTGATGAATAATGGGCCATGTTTAGTATTGACTGGTTCTATAGATTCTCTCGAATAAGCGTATTCAGGACCATTCCATGGCCGGCCAAACATTAATGAAAATAAAGCGTATTCTTCTTTGGTAAATTGCACTTGTTTAAAAAAAATTAATTTTCTTTCATACATTAAATTGCGCCAGTAGTCAGCAGAATATTCAAAAAATTCTTGAGGAGAATCTAAATAAATTTTAGATCCCCAGTTGTCATGTATATTTTCAATTCTCATGATAATCTTGCATCTATGATAAAATTAATTCTAGGTGTATTACTTTTGTTTTCTAACCAATGTGGCACGTGGTTGTTGACCCAGTATAAACAATCCTGATCTAAAATACATTCTTCGTCTTGAATAACAAATAAATTTTCAGGAGCGGCTGTAATTGTGAAATGAAATCTGTCGTAGTAACTAAAATATTTACCCTCGTCTGTATGCAAATCTACCTTTTTGTTAGCAGATAATTTACTAGCAAAAATTCTGCCAAACTCGATACGGTTGGCCTCTGTTTCTTTAAGTGCATTTTCTAACCAATCTACAGTTTTTGCAAATACTGGTATTTTAATTAAATCGGAATCTGTTACGTCCATGTGTTGGTTTGATTGAATAGTATCATATTCTTTAGGCAAGTCTTTTAGATAACGTAATGGAAAACTTTCAGTGTGTCTTAACGCCTGTGTAATCGTCTGACGATGTGTTGTTAGTTTCCACAAATAATCGTTTGCAGGGTTGGAAAAATATTGACGCAATTCTTCACCTAGCTCAGTCGAGGAAGATAATTTAAACATATTTAAATCATCGTTAAACAATTTAAAAGGGCTTACCATATTCATAAGTTACCTCCTTTCGGCAACTGGGTTCTATATTTTTGTTTTAAAAAAGTACAACGTACAATAGTATCTGTCGGCAATAATATGCGTCCAAACAGTACTTGCCAATAATTGGTATATATACATCTGGTTTTGGATGGAACAATTATTTCATCAAAATAATCATAACGTTCACTTGCTTCAGGACTAAACGCAAACCTACGTAAAAGTTTTGCGTGTTTTCCAGACCACAACGTGTAAAATTTTAATCGGCCTTGTGCTTCATTATAAGCCATGGCTGCATCTAATAATGGACGAACGAATTCTTTATTGTTAGCTGATCGTATCATAGTGCCGTACCAACATGCTTCATCTGGACTCATGTAAAATGATATAAGAGATTTTATGCTACCGTCTTCATCCTGCAATCCTAATGCTTTGTAACTGTGTAACCCTGACAAGTAAGTTTCTACAAAACTTCTATGATGAATTTCTTCTATAGGATTTTTATCAGTAGGTACAAAATAATTAGCATGTAAATCTGTACCCATATAATTCTTTGTATAAAATAATGGACGTACAAGTTCGCTATGTGTAGAATCTAACTCTATAATTTTCATGCTTGTCCTTTTAATTGCTTTATTACTAAATCGTATGGTATTCCGTCTATACTAGATTCTAAACGTTTAACTTGGTCAACACCTATGTCCTTGTACGCAGTATAATTAAATGCTAATAAACTCTCAAATCCATGTGTTTTTGTTTTTGGTCTAGTTTTGTATAACGTAGATAAAATTGCGTTTTTGCTACTAGCCGAGTTTAGTTTATAATTGTATCTTGTAGAAACAAGTTCTTTAATTTTTGGATGCTCTAACCAGTATAACAATAATTCAGGAGTATAGCTAAACCATTCATTGACTAACGGCACATTAAACTTTTCAGTAAACCTCATTGCACTGGCATCTTCATTTTCTCTAAATGTATAGTACCAAAAACTATCATTTAAATTTACTTGGCGAGTTAATAATGCTTCTCCGCCCATTACAGCCGGTGCACCTAATTTTAAAATATTATGGTATACCATTATGTACGTTAGCTGGGTGCATTGTATTTGTTTACCGAATTCCGTTGCTTCTCCGGAATAGTAAAAATCATGTACATTGAAATCTATAATATCTAATTTAACACCTAGTTCTTGTGCGATTGCTTGCGCTTCTGCAACTTCCCCAGTATTATAATTATTTTCAAATCTAAGAGCTACACATCTAGGTTTAAACCCGTTGTGTATAAAATTACGTAAAACTATTTCGCTGTCAGTACCTCCAGACAAAAATAGAACTAAATCATTGCCCAAATCTTTACGAACTAGTTCTGCGGTTCTATGCAGTTCATCGACATACGAACTATTAGCATATCTGTCCAGGTCGACAGATCCTACCGTCACTGAATATTTTTCAACGGAATTTGTTCTGTAACCATACGCTTTATCTCCTATACTGTAAGATAAATGATTTTTATAAGTAAAATCCATTAAAAATTTAACCCTACTTCTTGTATTCTTTTTTCTAAATCTTCTATGCTTGGGTTGGGCGCAAACTTAGTCTGTATAATTAATCTAAAATTCTTACCTCTATTTCTGAAAAAATGAAAAACATCTGTGTTGATTAAATAAAAATCGCCAGGTGTTTGATTAGTTAATTCTTGTACATACGGTACATTTTCTATATCAAAAATATTAAGAACATCTCTAGAGTGCATTGCAACATTTAGTTCGGGCGGATTTTCTCTCATTTTCATTGTGCCAGATCGATTAACAAGTATTTCCTCGTCAGTGTACCACCTAACCCAATCTTCAGGATTGCATTCTACAACTACATTTAATGCACATTTTTTATCCACACCGTCTTTGTGAATATATTTGCAACCCAATTGTCCATCGGTTGATAAATGTTCGGGCGGAGTTACAAACGTTTTAATGTTATGTATTTTTAAATCATCAGTTTGGAAGTCTTTGGGGAATATTAAATCTATAAAATACTTTACAACTTTATCATTTGGATAGATAATTTTATATACAGGAGTTCCGTAAATAGGACTGTTAATAATATTATCTTTAATCGGAGTTAACAACTCAATAGGAATATTTCCTAGATGTTTATGATTCATTCCTGTTTTTCCAAATAGAATCTCTGCTTTCTTTTGTAGCAATAAAAGGTAAAAATAGTAGACTAGAATCCCATTCGGATTTTTTACCGCTTACAGTAGTTCCAAAGTCGTACGCACTTGCTCGTTCGTGATGGTTGTTATGCCATCCTTGACCCCAAGTAATCCAGGCAAGCAACGGAACATTTCGACTTTTATCTTTTGTTTCAAAAGTTCTGTATCCGAATCCGTCGGTGTGGCAAAATACATTAATATTACTTTCCATATATAAGCTCAATGCGGCTGGCACAATAAATCCAAATAACAACAACTGCCAGGATATTACTCCAACAACAAGATAAGTGCCTAATACAATCCAATTATAATTTTTAGCAATCCAAACATGCATAGGATCTTTAAGTAAGTCTATAGCAAACTTAGCATTAAAATATTGATCCCAATCGTACAACCAACTGTGCCAAGCATACCACCAGCCTTTACTAGGAGCATGAGCATCTTTTTCAGTATCGCTATATCTGTGGTGACTACCACGATGTACTGCCGCCCACCCTAACGGGCTACCTTGTAAACTTAAACAACTTAGCCACAGCACGATAGGTTTTAATCCCCATCGCAACTCTACTGCTTTATGACTTACATATCGATGCAGTCCAACAGCTACACCAAGCCCTTCGATTAATACCCACCCAATAAACAATTCCCAAAAATTAATCCAGGTAAAATTAAAAAAGTATAGGTATAACGCAGTTCCAAACCAGGCAACGGCGTGAGCGGGGTACAACACATAGTAGAGGAAAGAATTTGTCTTAGGCATATGGTATTTAATTAAATAACTCACCATGAAGAAAATAATCGACTTTGCAAATAACTTTGATGAACAACTTTGGAACCAATATCAAAGTTATTTGCTAACTACTAACGATGATCTTAAAGATAACTATGTAGGCTTAAACCCAAGAGATTTTGCCTGTTTTCCTGTAGTTATAATTGATAACCAAATTGTGTGTTTTAGTGCATTACAAATTAATGAAGAACGTTGGGGAGCAGGGATAGGCAGGGTCAGCACTAGAATGTGGATACATCCTGACTACAGACACAGGGGTAGATTTACAGGCGGTGACAAGTTTCTTAATACTGCATTTTGTTTACCGTTACAGATAGCAAAAGCTAAACTACTCAATTTGGATTGTGTATTCATCAGTAGAGAACATAATCCAAAAGCATTTGAACACTATTTGGACTTAGTTGAAATTAATTGTAAAATGAACTTTGATTTAGAACCAACACGTTATAATGTCTGCGGGTCATTAAACCCTATTCCAGAAAGTTGTAAACAGTATGTTGCGGTACATTGTTTTAATCCTAACGGAGTTAAACGTTGGGCTGATCAAATGAGAAAATATGCTTTATAGAGATAATTGGTTTGCCTGGGCATATGAAGACGGAGTGGAATATGGTTCTAAGACTACACCACAATCTAAAGTTAATTTCATACTGAGAAATACTATCACACGTCCTATCCAAAGCCATTACAACGAACTGCGTAACAATGCACAAGCAATTAGAGATGCTGTGCCTGGATCACTAGACTTGCTTTTTTCTGGTGGAGTAGACAGCGAAGTAGTATTACGAATATATCTAGAACTTAAAATTCCTGTTAATGTTTATATTTTCAAATATGAAGATGATTATAACTTGCCCGACTATTTACAAGCGACACGTATTTGCAGGGAACTGAATGTTACTCCAACAGTTATAGATTTTAATTTAAGAAAATTTTTTGAAAATGATGCATATGACATATGGACTAAAATTTATGCTCCAAGCAGTGGATTTTTACCGCAATTAAAAATGGCCGAGTTTGTTGATGGCACACCAATATATGCTACTGGCGAACCATATTGGAGACGTACTAGTAAAGACTGGACACAGCCTGCAACGTGGGAATTCCTATTAGAAGAATCATATCACTTGTGGGCATTGTATTTTAAAACTATCGGAAGAACTGCTATTACAGATTGGTATGAATATTCACCAGAATTAATATTAGCTTACTCTAAACTTCCATACGTGCAAGATTTAATAAACGACCGTATTACTGGAAAATTATCCACAGTGACTAGCAAAGGAATAATACATAAACAATATTGGCCAACACTAGAACTTAGAAATAAATTAATAGGGTTCGGAGGCGTGGACGAGAATCCAAACAAATTATTACCTCCGTTTATGTTAGAATTTTCTAAACAATACGGTCGGGATAAAGTTACTAATAAAATTGTTGGATATACTGAAACAGAATTAATTGAAAAAATAGGAAGTTAAAATCTATGTTTTATAAAGATAATTGGCTTTCTTGGACTTATAATGATGGGCCCGAATACGGACTTAAATTGTCTCCCCAAGCAAAGATGAATTTTATTCTTAGAAATAAAATTACCCGACCTGTAAAAAGTTATCATGAAGAACTTTTAGAGAACGGAAAAGTTATATACGAGCGGTTTAATAAACCGTTAGGATTATTGTTCTCTGGAGGAGTAGACAGCGAGATTGTTTTAAGAGTATACCTTGATTTAAAAATTCCAATTAAAGTATATATTTTTAAATATGAAAACGATTATAATATTATAGAGTTTACTCATGCTATCGAAACTTGTAAGAAACTTAACGTAACTCCTGTTGTAATCGATTTTAATTTAGAAAAGTTTTTTGAAAACGAAGCATACGATTTTATGCTAAAGACGTATGCCATGGGCCCTGGTTGGTTGCCACAAATGAAAATGACAGACTACATCGATGAGATTCCTATAATAGCTAGTGGGGAACCATATTTTCGAAGAACCAGCAAAGATTGGACTAAAAACTATCCATGGGTGTTTCAAATAGACGAACATTCGCACCACTGGGCTGTATATCACTTAGCTATTGGACGAACTGCTATTACAGATTGGTATGAATATTCTCCTGAGATACTAGTGGCATTTAGCCAACTACCATATATACAAGACTTAATTAATGACAGAGTACAAGGTAAATTGTCTACAGAGACTAGCAAGGTTATGATACATCAAGCATACTGGCCCGACATTACGCCTAGAACTAAACTAATTGGTTTCGAAGGGCCTAATCCAGATAAAGAGAAAATATTTCCACCTTTCATGGAAGAGTTCGATAGGCAGTATACAAAAGCAAATTCGAATAGAATTCAAGTATATTTAGAACAGACTTTACTTAATCTAATCTATTCGCCGTAACCCATTTTCCAAAATGTACACAATGATCTTCGAGATGGCTGGTTGATTTCATTAAAGGAAAGAATCGACCATGCTGTGCTTCGATTGTATCTACATCTTCATGAAACACATCCTCTAGTTTTTCAAATATAATCTTACGATCTTGCGTAGTAGCCGGATCATAATAGAATTGTGTTATCCAATCGAATCCAAACTCAGTGTTATTATCTTTAGGAATAGTATAGTTAACTGATAAACAACCCTTACTCCATTCAATAAACGTAAATGGATATATGAATAACCACCATCCAGTGCTACAGGTTTGTAGTATCCATCCGTCACCGGCATCCATGTCTACATTATCCAATCCTTCAATAGTAGACAGCCAGGGATGCACAACATCGTCACCTCCACGTATGTGTAATAAATCGGCTTGAATTTCCATCATCCATAACCAACTTCCGGTACTGCTACCTTGCATTACATGACTAAACTGTAGATTTTCTTCTTTTGCTAAATCGTCGACCCAGTAATGGGTGGGCTCTTTAAAATTTTTAAAGATTAACCCCGACCGTCCGATTTCGGCAGAACCGCATCCTAAATGCCTATCATTGTTAACAGGTTGTCCATTTTTGTCCCAAGCAAAGCCGTGATATTTACAAACAATATTATCTACGGTTTGCCCATTTTTTCCTAATGGGTACATTCGGTGTGGACAATATCTTTTTAATAAATTTATGTTACCGTTATTTGAATTTAAAATATATTCGGGCGTGACAAAATTTCCACTAGCAAGAGATGCCTTGTGTGCTAAAATCTTTGGCGGAGTTTTAAATATCATATCATATTTATAGCACACCTTTCTGACCGGTCACTAAATAGAAGATGGAAAATAAAACTTATTGGGGATATCATTTAATGCTAGATTGCGACCAATGCAATGATAGCATTATAAGTAAGGATATTATTAAATCATTTGTCAGCAGATTAGTCGTAGCTATTGATATGATAGCTGTTGGTGAACCTTGGATAGAACGTACAGCTATAGGCTTGCCAGACAAAGAAGGTTTTAGTATGTATCAACTCATAGTTACCAGTAATATATCGGCACATTTTATAGATGAGTCCCGACAGATGTATCTCGACGTGTTTAGTTGCAAACCATTTGAAAAACAAACAGTTATCGATATGGTTAATGAAGTGTTTTCTCCAACTAATATTAATGCTAACATGGTTCTAAGGAACGCTAAAAAATGATTAAACTAACTACAAAATTTCAAGAAAAAATACCACGAAGCGTGGGCAAAATGCTTTCATGGCGAGTATTAATGATTATCCAATATTTTTGCATTGGTTACTTTACTACAGGTAGTATGGCATTTGGCGCAGGATTAGCAGGTGTAACTACTGTCATTAATAGCACACTTTACTTCTTCCACGAACGTGCATGGAATCGAGCCGATTGGGGTAAACAACTTAATTCGGAACAATTGGATTCATAGATCCAATTCTGTAATGTTGTATAAAAAACTTTAATCCGTCCGGTGTGCCGTCATCTTTATATTTTAAAAATTTAGTAGCGTTGGCGGCAACATAGTCGATACCTTCTTTCCAGATCCTGTGAGCAACGTGATCTTTATACCCGCTAGTAAACCATGTGTCAAATTCACTAGCCCAGTCGCTAGTTGATTTGTCTGTTTGAAACCATGATGTATTCCAATTAGAGTATATTACTGGTTTTATCATTGGCTCTTGTATTAATCTCCAATTATCGGCACTTAGATTTTTACGATCCCACAGTTCTCTATGTTGCGGATTATAATCTAAAAATCGTTTAATAACATGGCATTGCTTGCATAACATATCGGCGGCATCTGGGCTCCAATAAAAGAACTCTAGTGCAGAGTTTGTATAATCTTTAAAACTGTCATCGATAGGAACTATGTTTACACCTTTGTCTGTAAAATACATATAAAGATTATTGTTGTCTATAACAGTGCGAGGTTTGTCAATTCCTACTACCATTGCCACTTTATGCGATTTGTCAAACTGTTTTCTAACGTCTTTAAAGTAAGAATAGTTGTATCGGGTTACATTAAGCGGATTTAATCCTTCTTTTCTGTCAAGCACCCAACTAGCATCACCATACGAGGTAAATGCTTCGAATAAGTTTTTTGTTAAATCTAGGATAGTTATTTTTGTCCTAGGTATAAGATGTTCTACTTCTTTAAGTCTGGGTATAGTTTGTAACTGATGTTCTGCTCCGGTGTTCCAGCTAGCTGTTTGTTTAGGATCTAACACAACAAATTTGTCCCAAGCTGTTGACATATGGTTAACAACAATTTCATCAATGTGCAAGTTTTGACGTATAAAACTCATTAGTATGTTATGACTATCAGAACCTCCACTGTAACTTAATATTATATAATCATACTTTTCTCTAATTCGTTTAGCACGTTCATCGTATAATTGATCTAAGGATTTTTCGGGTTCTTTAGTCCAATCGTATGTTGAAAAGAATTCTTTATTAAAATTCCATGTCACTTCTTTGTTAACACTTGATGCAAACAAACAAGCTCTGATCTTGGACTCAAATTTAACTCCGTCCACTTCGTAAAAACTATTAATAATCATAAATCTAATTTAGAAACTAATTCGGAAATGATTTCCGCAGACGATTTAATTGATTTTGCATAATCAATAGCACGGCCAGCAAACACATGCCCGTTGGTAGGATCGTTAATTCCTATTGAAATACCCGCTGTATGATTGTAATCTGTATTTTCTAATTCTGAAAATATTAAAGCGTTTTGTTTAGCACCATTAGAAAAGTTTTTAATATCAGACGATGACGAAGATATTATCTTTAATTTTGTTTCTAATGATATTTTTGACTCTGTTGCTACCGATAGCATTGTGCCTACACCAACTGCAACTGCACCGTTATCAATATAATACTTTACTTGTTCCGGAGTGCCTATTCCGCCCGAAACTATTATTTGCAATTCAGGATATAATGATTTAACAGATTCAAATAATGAATTTAATTCTGATGTTCCACGACCAGCGCCATCTTTTCCTTTAAGTATGACACCAGTAATTCCAGGAATAATATCTTTTAAACTTAAACATTTGGTAAAAATTTTAATGTTGTTGTTAATTAACTTATCTATTGCAAGTTTGAGAAGTGTTCGGCGATCTTGTGTAACTTCAATTTCGCCTGCTTCATCTAAAATCAATTCAACAAATTCAATCTTTCGAGATACAATAACATCCAATATTTTAGAAGAAATTATCGGACCTACACCTGTACTTACAAACAATTTATAATCACCAAACGTGTTAAAGTATTCATCTAAGTCTTGCGATAATCCTATGTTTCTAGGCATTGGATAATTGAAAATGCTCAAACTAGGTATCCCGCCGGATTGCCTTACTGCTTTTGCCAGTGATATATCTGATACCTGATTCATCGCCATGGCCACGATAGGATATCGTGAACCTAAAATGTTGGTCATTTGATTCCTTTATTTTTAAGGTCAACTATTTATACCATAAATATTTGCATGATTAAAATACTTGGAAACGCATTCGATAAAACCGGCAACAACGTGATTGTAAAATATTCTACTTACGTTGGTGCTGGCCCTAAAGAATTATTATCTTTATATTATAGAGGAATGGCAGATTGCATCGATGATGGCCATGCCGGTTCACAAATTGAAATACACAATAACTGTCGAGCAGTATATGCCGAAATGGATAACAAGGTTGTTGGCGCATGTGTTATCGATTGGGATCCGACTGTATCAAAGTCTGTATACATAGTTTTTACTATAATTGATAAAGATTATAGAGGACGCGGATTGTATAAAATTATTTTTGATTATCTAGAACAAGAAGCAAGAAGGTTAGGTGCTATGGAAATTACATCAACTGTGCATATTAACAACGAAAAGAATTTGGTTGCTCGCAAATCAGTAGGTATGATGCCTGTAGTCTATAAAACTCAAAAACAACTAAATAACTAGTAGGAGTCATGACCTACCTAAATTTAATATTATCGGGAGAAAACTATGCCAGTTACGGTTACACATACACTTACAAGACCTGACGGAGTTAGGGGGTTTGCCGCCCAAAGTCCTGCAAATAAAGCAATAGTAGAATCAATACGTGCATGGACAGCTACACAACCAGGATTCGTTAGTCAAACCTTTGCAAAACCTCTTTATACAGTTGTATGGAGCACTCCTACAGATTATGCAAATTGGAAGGCGGCCTTAAGTGCCAAACCGGAACATATTGAAATAGTTAAGTACAATATTGCAAACAACATAAAATCAACTTGGACAGAAACATTATCTTAATCAAAAAAGTCAGTTTAACCAAAATAAAAATAAAAAGGCTCTGTTAGGGCCTTTTTTATTGACTTTAATCCAAAATGGTTATATAATATAAATGTGGACGTGAGTGGAACATGGTATACCTCCTCCTAGTAGCTTCGGCGAACGGAGGGTACAGGGCTTGGTCCTAGACTGCCTTTGTAGGTTCGAATCCTACCGCCCACACCAAATTTAACAGGCACAGAAAGGCAACAAATGAAAAAGGCACTTGCAGTGGTTTTAGCAGTAACTTCCGTTAATGCATTCGCATATTTTGAAGATCCTCATCAGCAATTTGATATGACCCATAATATGACTAATCAAACTACTATTACATTTAAACAAGTTGATAATGTCACGGCTGAGTGCGATAAAGAAAGTCGAGCTCGAGGTGGCGGCGGATTTGGTTATAGTGTAGATGCGTGTAGTTTTTGGGATAAGAAATTAGTTGGTCCTGATAGCTGTATCGTTATTACTCCTAAGACTGCTAACTTTCATACTATTGGACACGAAATTCGTCATTGTTTACAAGGTAATTGGCACAAATGAGAGATTTGGAAGAAGACATTTGGAAGGATTCCGAGATCCTAAACAAGATACGAATTCGTGATGACTATGCTCAAAATGTCTATGCGGCTTTTTGCAATATGCGCTGGTGCCCTAGAGAAACTTTTCCTGCACTAAGACAAGATGCCAAAAAGGATCTTTGGAGTTGTAGCTGGCGAAGTGCTGGCGGGTTAGTTGCCGATTGGCAAGGTAAGGGTGGAGACTACATGGATTGGTATTGTTCAGGTATGGGCGGTGTTGCTACTTATGATTTGGAAGAAGGCGAAGAGTATATGACCAAAATGAAGTATGTTCCAGAAGGTACAATTACCGAAGAAGTAGAGCGAGACTTTAACCGTTTGGGCTGGTTTCCAGTTCCTTGGGAAGATGGCGAATAAAAGTGTAAATAATGTTATGACCCAATGGACTATAACCTTAGAAGAAGACCCCGAAACAGGCGAGTTAATATTGCCGTTTCCGGAAGATTTCTTAGAGAAAGCTGGATGGAAGGAAGGGGACACATTGAATTGGATCGACAACAAGGATGGCACTTGGTGCCTAGAAAAAGTAAGTAATGGCTAAAGACGATATTATAGAATTAACAGGCAAAGTTGAAGAAGTATTACCAGGTAATATGTTTCGAGTACTAGTAGAAAATGTACCGAATCCACTGTTGTGTTATTTGGGTGGGAAATTAAAGCAAAATAAGATTAGAATTATTTTAGGTGATAATGTTAGGTTAGAAGTTAGCCCTTATGACTTAACCAAAGGTAGAGTAACTTATAGGTTGTAATATGAACATAATTCTTGAACGTATATACGATGTTTGCAAACGTGTTCGAGAACAAAGTCCTGAACAAATTACCTTCAAAAAATTAATAACCAAAACACGCAAAATATTCAAAGAAGATAACTTTGATATTGCAATCAAAACCAAGCGCGAAAAAGATCTAGATCCTGACAAGTGGTATGTCATGGCATATTACGATTCCGAAAACGATTCCAATATGGAAACAGCTATTGAAGTTATCGTGCATCATAATTTAGATGGCACTGAAGAATTTGGAGATAGGCAAGTATCATTGTTTCTTACCGAAATTTATGATGCTACAATTCATGAATTTAGACACCAGTATCAAAGTATGCGTAGAGATCACACGATGTATGGTGCTCAAGCAACTAGCCCCTACGACGAATACTTGTCCGATAGTGATGAATTGGATGCGTATGCTTTTAGTATTGCCGTTGAATTACTACGAGTTATGGACGTACACCGTGCAAGACGGAATTTGAGCAGAATAAAAATAATGTCCAAAATGCGCACTGGATCAGTTTACTCTAGCCCAGTTTTGAGAGCATACATAGAACATTTTGGATTAAACGACATTACCAAAAAGTTAGCCAAAAAGATATATTTGCATTTAGGAACGATTGACAGCAGATACATTTTCATGTAAAATACTTGTATATTAACTCAGTGAGCGAGTATCATGCAACCAAAAGAGTTTCCTACACAGAAAGTGTTAGAATTGGCCTGCGCGGCCCAGCGAGTCAACGGAGCATACCTTAAAGAACAAGAAGGTGTATATGCTAACGATGGTGTTCTTATGTACATCAAGTATCCAAACAAAATTTTAATGATGCTGACGCTGGATGACAAAATGGTTATTCCTGATACTAAAGCACTTAAGATCGAGCCCGAAGATATTGCTTGTGCAGAAGAAATTCAAAGGTATTATAAGCGTTTGATGTTTGCCGCTATTGAAAATGAAAATGATTTTTTAACTACAGTAAATTCTATCCTTAACAGTGATACAGTTAGAGAAAACCAACTTGGGTATGTAGCCTGTTTGCCTAGTGTGCAACTAAAAGATTATGTTCATAACGAAGTTAAAAAGGCTTCCAGAGTAGTCGACGAAGGTTTTCTAGGCAATCCCGGTGATCGGTTAGCGGACTTGGACTGTGAGATACTTGAAGTCATCAAGTCAAAAAACTTTGAAGGTTGGAATATTTGTGCTATAATAAACAATAAGATGGCTAGTTGGATGAGCCAAGTAGAACTTAAACGTGGTCCTTGCGTTGTTGTAAAAGCCAAGGTAAAAGATAACAGCAAACACTGGAAACATCAAAATGATGAAACCAGACTTAACTATGTGAAAGCGGTGCAATAATGGCAGGTACAGCAAAATCGGTTTACTTAACAATAAACAAAAAAGGGTCTTTTAAAACAGAGTTTACTAAAGTGTTTTTTAATGCCAAGGACTATAACGAATACGTTAAAACTGATGAATTCAAAGCTAAATGGCCGGCTACTGAATATACTATTACAAAAGAAGTATATTAGAATGGACAATAAAGATTGGTTCTGGGTAGTAGTTACTTGGAGTATTTTATTTTACATAACTTGGAATTTTATATTATGAGTAAAGCAAAACACAAACCCTATCAATGGATTGATGGCGAAACAGCTGATCGCATTACTAGTCTTAATCTAAAAGACTATCGTGCGTATCTTAAGAAAGAATTAAAGCAGTGGAAGAAGAATCCAAAGACAGATTCGAACCCAGATGGCTATTGGATGCACGATGAAGACGTGGGCATTAACATGCGTACCATTGCCGCACTGGATTTAATTATTAGCCACTTTCCAGAAACATCGGATGAGATAAAATGAAAAAAGAACTAGATGAATTGCTGTGTGAGAAGTATCCTAAGATGATGGTTAACCGAGACAAGCCCATGCAGGAAACTTGCATGTGTTGGGGCTTTGATTGTGGCGATGGTTGGTTTAATATTTTGAATCAGCTTATGGGTAATATACAACATCACATTGATTGGCGTAATCGTCAGCGTGAAGCTGTAATCAAATTCAATAAACTTAGAGAAGCAGGTCAATCAGGTAATGCAGAATTGTTTGCAGACTTAATGGCGGCTGAATATGGAGATAAGGGATTCAATGCAGACTTTATTAAAAAACGTGCTGAAGAATACATGACCACTCCATTACAACCAGTTCCAGAAGAAATTCCCCAAGTAACATTAGATCAAGTTAAAGAAAAGTTTGGTACACTACGTTTTTACTATCAAGGCGGCGATGACTACATTCGTGGACTTGTAAGTATGGCAGAATCAATGTCAGGAGTTACTTGTGAAGAGTGTGGTGCTCCCGGTGACCGTGGCGGTGATGGTTGGATTACAACATTGTGTGAAACACACAGGCAAGAACGTGACGAACGTAAATTACTCAAAGAAGGATTCGAACAATGATTACTATGAAAGAATGGATGGAGTTAGTAGACTATAAAATCACCGAAGGTGGTGAGTATGGATGGGCTTGCTATGGTCCTAATGCTTATAGCTTAGACAGTTGGAATGGAGTTCATGGTAAGGGTGGCTATAGTTTTTCAATTGCATTCAGCACCAAAACTCAAAAGGTCTATGAAGTAAGTGTATGCGATTACACTAACAATCGTGCCTATCGTATGATTGCCAAAGACAAGCAGAAGAAATATGCTAAATTGGCAGAAGCTTATGGTGTTAGCCTAAATGAAGCGTGGGACGATGTTGACTATGTTGACTTGGAAGTTGACGATGATTTTATTTCAAAATGTCTAGCTATTAAAGCAGGTGAAAAATACTCAACTGATGTAAGTATTCCATTAGACTTGCCAGATGATTTGCTAATGTTTGCTTTTAAACAAGCTCATGCAGAAAATATGACGTTTAATGATTGGATGAACAAAATGCTCAAAGAATTCATTGACAAAGTGGAGAAAGGCGAGTATACTAAAGAAGATGTAGATAAGTTTAAGAAAGAACACCCTGAATATGAATTTGGGGAAGAGATAACCGAAGAGGATTAAATGAGAATCAAACTAGTCAGTGACCTCCATTTAGAGTTCAGTGACATCAACATTCAAAATGATCAGGACTACGATGTACTGATCCTAGGAGGTGATATTATGATCGCCCAGGATCTCCACGACCATCCTGAGCTCGTTAATACTAGTGATCAACGGGCTATTGCCAATGGTACCGGCTTGGGTCGTAGACAAGAACGTGCTCAAAGATTCCGTGACTTTTTGAAGCGTTGTAGTTTTCAGTTTCCGCATGTGATCTACATCATGGGCAATCACGAATTCTACAATGGTAAGTTCTATGCTGGCATCGATTATATGCGTGACGAAGTTGCCAAGTTTCCCAACATCTATATGTTGGAACAGGATACTAAAATCATCGATGATGTTGTATTTGTTGGTGGAACACTTTGGACCAATATGAACAAGCGTGATCCTCTGACTATGCATGCCATTGAAGGTATGATGAACGACTTTCGTATCATCCGTAATGACTACAGAAGCTATGCTCCTATGAGTGCGTTGGATGTTGCCGTTCGTCACGACAAGACTCTTGCCTATATCAAGATTGTTCTAGATCAAAACAAGGATAAGAAGTGTGTTGTGGTAGGACATCACAGTCCTAGTTTCCAAAGTGTACACGAACAGTATGCTCACGAGACACTGATGAACGGTGGATATCACAGTGACTTGAGTGAGTTTATTTTGGATCACCCACAGATTGTGCTATGGACACATGGACACACTCATTATCCGTTTGATTATCGGATCGGTGAGACACGTATTGTTTGTAACCCACGTGGTTATGAAAACGATGGTTACAGCGAAGACACAGGCTGGAACCCTAATATTTTATTGGAGATTTAAAATGAGTGAAAATTTAACACCCCCTAGCGTACCAGATATGCTAAGATTAACAGCCGCTAATCAAGTCGAATTCATGACACAAGTTGCGGCACATATTGAAAAATTAGAGCAAGCAGTTGCTCAGTTGCAAACTCGTGTTGCCGAACTAGAAGGGCCTAGTCAATGATAGATTGCATGATTCTGGGAGATAGCATTGCTGTTGGTACAGCAATGTTTGCCCCTGAGTGTGCAGTTTACGCTAAGGGCGGATGGAATAGCTGGCAGTGGAACAAAAAGTTTATGATTCAAGATAAACTTAAACCAGAAGCTAGCCATGTTATTATTAGTCTCGGTACTAATGATCACAAATATGTAAACACAGAAGCAGAATTAGAAATGCTTCGTGCTAACGTAAAGGCTGATCGAGTTTATTGGGTACTGCCAGCTATTAAACCTAACATACAAGATATTGTTAAAAAAATAGCACAAGAACATGGAGATGTAGTATTGCCCATTACATCATTGCAACCAGATAAAATCCATCCAAGTTGGGCCGGTTATAAACAAATTGTAAAAGAATCAAAATGAAAATTGGACTTAGTTACAGTCGTTGCGTTCGAGACATTGTCGATGGTGTGGTAGACATCGACGATGTTCTTGTCGTTATTGCTCGAACAGATTTCGATCCGCATGACGATGAACAGTGGTCAGGTATTTGGTCAGGGTACCACGGTTACAGTCCATGGAGCAATCCAGAATGGGCCAATTATTCTGATGAAGATGAAGACCGGTTTCGTAGTGTAAGCATTGAACTTTGGGAAAGAGGCTTGTTCCATCAACCGCGCAAGTTTGGCGCACACCCAAGTCGACGTCCCGAAATTTGGCTAGAAGCAGTACTTCCCAACAGTGAATTGAACAAGAATCCTGCCGCCAAACTGGCTTGGGACAAGTTCCAAACTATTGCAGGACTTTCGAGTGTCGAATTGGATGACAAGTATAGGTAATTCAGTTATAATACTATTATCGTAACTAAACAAAGAGTTCAAAATGAAATATGCGTTTTTGCTAACAGCGTTGTTTCTAACAGCCTGCGAAGCAGATACCAAGCCTATTTTAACTTATAATGAACTAGTTCATTATCCAACTGATTGTACTAAAGCCAGACAGCAGTTAGAGCATTTAAAATACATTCAACATTATAAAAACTTCGATCCTGATCCTGATAATCTATCGGAAGATGATCGTGCGTATAATAGTAGACTAAAAGCTACTATTTGGTGGTATGCTTATAGTTGTGACAAATCATGAAAAAAATACTCTTATTGCTATTACTAGCAAGTCAATTTGCCACAGCCGAAGAATGTAGGATTGCAACGGCTAGTCAAATGATCAGCGAACGTCATGTGGGCGATATTACTAATTTAGTAGAAACCAAAGGCATCGATAATTGCACAGTAGAATTTGACCTAGAAGTAGATGGTAAAACTTATCATTTACGAGAATTTGAAAAAGGATTGGAACAAGTTGCAAGTCTTTGTCATTATGCCAAAGAACGAGCCAGGCGCAACCTATTGGCAGGGCTAGGTGGTAAATTCAAAACAGAAGCAATAACCGCATGCAGAGAAGGCGAAATTGCTCCGATGAAAATTAAAATTGGTGATACTATTTTGGAGACTGAAGTAGGTCCAAGCAAAATGAACAAGTATTTCAATTACCAAAATAATCGTTGCAGGATGTTTTCCGAACACATGGTTGTAGATAGACAGTTGCGTGTCTATCATGGAGTAATTTGCCAAGTTGATAACAGCAATACAAATTGGCTAGTTGTGGACAAATGGTAGGTTGACTTTTTTACAAAATCAGTTACAATGTAATTTTACACACACAGAAAGGTGAAACATGAAGGCATTTATAGCAGGCACAATCTTTGGATTGATCTTAGCTACTGTTGGTTTCAGCGGTATTGCTAGGATGTTAGACAAAGGCGTAGACACAGTTAAAACTCAAAGTCAGGAGTTGGCAAAATGAACCCTAACTATTTGATTAAAAATATCATGTGGTGTATTATTATTGCTATATTTTTAGCAATAGTTTTTATGACCAGTGGTTGTAGTACTGTAGCAGGAATGGGTACAGACATCAAAGGCGCCGCAGATTGGACGCACGACAAAATGACTAAACCTTCAGTGGATCTTAATAACAAGTGATAGGCAAATAAAATGAAAAAACTTTTAACAGCATTACCTTTAGTAGCGTCTTTGGCCGCTTGCAGTACAGCACATGTGGTAGGCCAAACTAGCGATCAGTATGAGAATCGTGCAATGGCTGAACGTCAGTACCAGTCCCAAAGTGTATCTAGCGCAATCAGTCAAGCACCCGAGTGGATGAGCAAGATTCCAACTAGTAACAATGCAGTTTTCGAATCCGCTACCGCTGTTAGTCGTGATTGGGCAATGGCAGATATGAAAGCCAAAGCTATTGCATATAGCAAAATCTGTATGGCGGCTGGCGGAACTGCAAGTCAGCGTACAAAGATCTATAATCGTGACACAGAAACATCAAGCCAAGAGTTGAGTGAAATGGCGTTGCGTACAAGTTGCAAAGAAGTTGATTTAACAGGTGTCGAAGTTCGGGAAATGAAACACGTAGCCGACGGTAATCGTTATCGTACTTACGTGTTGGTATCATTACCGACCGGTGAAGCCAACGTAATTAAACGTGCTCGTCAAGCGGCTGTTGAACAAGAATCCGTTGAAGATCGTTCAAAGAAAGCATTTAAAGAAATGGATGGCGAACAAACTGAAACTATCATTACACCAATTAAAGGTGATGCAGTTAGTGTTATCAAACCAGATGGTTCTACCAGTACTTTGAATTTAATGCCCGTAGATAATGAAGAGTACAAAAAGAAACGTGCCGAAGCACTTCAAAAGCCAGGCGCTGTAGTTGGTCAAGTAACAGTTAATAACTAAGGTGAAATATGTTTAAAGAACTTTCAGCAATCGTAGTAGGTTGGATCGCTTTCATTGTTTTGGCAATGTTTGGTAGCTTTTGGGCTTATCAATACTTTGCTCCTAAGTATCGTCAAGTAGACAATGAAGTGTTCAAACAAAGTGAACAGTACAATGATGGTATGATTCGTGATTTGGAAAATCTCCAAATGGATTATATCAATGCAGACAAGGATCATAAAGATGCCCTCCGTGCTATAGTGTTACACCGTTTTAGTGTATACCCTGAGGATAAACTTCCTCCCAACCTTCGCAACTTTTATAACGATTTGAAAGCAGGAAAATAAAATGAACAAGTTTCTTTTGGTATTGCCCTTTGTGGCCGCTCTTACAGCATGTGGCCCACAAACAGAAAGCTCAACTCAGATCGAGCGCCGTAAACAAGAAGAACTGAGCCTGCAGGCTGTACAATCAGTTGGTATGCCAGCAATCACTAACTTTGCTGAAAAGCGTATGTTCAAAGATATTCTTGAATTGCGTGACCGTAGTGTGCCTACTACAACCTATTTGGTTGGTATGAATAACCAATTGACCAAATTGTGTGACTCAGTTGGCTATGGCTTGCCTTACGCTACACAGTATACTAACCCACAGCGTATTGCTTATGATAGTGGTCACGGTAGTGTAACATTGCCTCAAGCTGATCCAAATGGGTTGTACAGTCCAGCTTCAGCTGAAGGTACTTGGGTCTTATGTGTAGATCACAAAGACGGTAAGGCTAAACCAATTTACGTTGAGCCTCGTGTTATTGTAAGTCCAATCGCTTTACAGTAATATGAAACTGTTTGCTCGCTCCGGAGGATATTGGCTCTTCTGGAGCGGTTTTATATACCTCAGCTTAACCGTATTGGTTGCTCTTAGTCCTTACAGAGACTATACTATGCTTGTAGAGTTGGTATGGCTTATTATGGTAGCGTTACCATTAGTATATAATCCGCTGGCTCGCTGGCTTAACATGAAAGAGAACACAATGTTTGATATATTCAAAAAGAAAAGTAACGTAGTTGCGTTTCCGGGTATTCCGAAGACAGAAGTTAAAACTCCTTATACTCCTCCAGAGCCAGAAAAGCCTGTTACTACTTACTACCGTTTGGGTATTACTAACAACGGTCGTGTTAGTTTCCAAATGGGCTACAGTGAAATTACAATGAACGCTGGTGGCATTAACAATATGATTGAACAGTTAGAAGTATTCCGTGATCAAATCCTTCAATATGAAGACCATGGTCCAGAAGATGATCCAGATGGTGGAGAGCCTGTGCCTGTGCCAGAAAAAGAACAAAAGGCCGCATAATGAGTAGTAGAGGTATTATAGCACAGCAAGCTGATGAAGTTTGCGAAATGTGTGGCAAGGTCGACGAGTGTCGGCCCTACGGTCCTAATGATGAAAATATTTGTTTCGATTGTGCCATGAAGGACGAGGAAACAGCACAACGTAAAATGGCTGCTTATATATTCGGAGAAGAAAAATGAATCCATTTAGTGATCAAGAAAAATTTATGAAGGCTTGCGATCAGTCAGTCGACAAGTGGAATGTTGATCAGTTTAATTTATATGTTAATTTGATCAAAGAAGAAAGCGATGAACTACAAGTTGCTATCAAAGACTGCGATCCTGTAGAAATTGTAGATGCATTAACAGACATTTTGGTTGTTACTATCGGTGCTCTACACAGTATGGGTGCTGACGGTGAAGGTGCATGGAAAGAAGTCATGCGTACTAACTTTGCCAAAATTGATAAAAAAACTGGTAAAGTTCGTAAGCGTGAAGACGGCAAAGTATTAAAACCGCTAGGGTGGACTCCGCCTGAATTGAAACAATTTATTACAAAGGAAAACAATGCCTAATTTAGTGCCAATGGTAATCGAGCAAGAAGCTCGAGGTGAACGTAGTTACGACATTTACAGTCGTCTATTAAAGGACCGTATCGTTATGTTAGATACGGATGTTAATGAACATTCTGCTAGTTTGATCGTAGCACAGTTGTTATTTTTAGAAAGTCAAGGCAATGAGGATATTAGTTTTTTCATTAATAGCCCTGGCGGTGTTGTTACCGCTGGCATGGCAATTTACGACACTATGCAGTTCATCAAGCCAGATGTCCAAACCATCGTTATGGGACAGGCTTGCTCAATGGGTAGTTTACTCGCCACTGCTGGCGCTCCTGGCAAACGCAAAATGCTACCTAACGCTCGCCACATGATTCATCAACCAAGCGGTGGCGCTGGCGGACAAGCTACAGACATGGAAATCCAAGTAAAAGAAATCCTAAAAATGAAGCAAAATCTTACCCAACTTTATGTTAACCATAACAGCAAGGGTAAAACTTTTGATGAATTTTATACAGCAATGGAACGGGATAACTTTATGAGTGCCCAGGAAGCCCTTGATTTTGGCTTGATTGACGAGATTGTGACAAAACGTTCATAAAGTGCGTATATAATTGGGTGCCATAGTATACTATAAATAACTATGTCTAGGAGTGTACTATGGCCCAACTACCATTTAACTGGTCCGAAATTGATAGAAGTACTCTGTATTCTATGTTCTACTCGCTTAACAGCGAAATAGTAGGCAAAGACTTATCTCCTAGCCAAATTCAAAAACGTATTAATCGACACGTCAAAGCTCATTTACCTATTAAAATTAAAAAGTGCATTTATACACCAACCACAAAAGGTTTTGTTTTTTTGGGTGGTGTATATTACAGCAATTTAGATAAACAGGGAAAGCCTGCTATCGAAGTAAACTTTAATTATAATCCCACAGATTCTAAATTAAGACTTACTCAGTATCGTTTTAAACGAATGGCTGTTAGATTTGCTGATGTAATGCTACACGAAATAGTACACATGCGACAATTCCGTGCTAGAAATTTTAAAGATATTCCTGGATACAAAAGTACAGCAGAATATACTAAAGAACGCAAGCAACAAGAATACTACGGAGACAGAGACGAAATGGGCGCACATGCTTTCAATACAGCATGCGAATTGCTTGATCGATTTGGATACGATATTACTACGATTGGCCAATATTTGGATTCTAATGAATCCAAAAAACATAAGAATTCCACTTGGAGTTGTTATTTGAAAACCTTTGATTATAATCACGATCATACTATTATTCGAAGAATGAAAAATCTGATTATGCGCCAATTGGAAAATGCCTACTACGGAAAGCCATTTAAGACTACAAATCATTTGACTTACTGATAATTAGACTGTATAATACAATATACAGTTAACTATTGGAGCTAAAATGAGTCGTTGTGCTAGTCATATTTGGGCATTAGAATCCCATCCATCACGGTTAAACAAAGAAGATATTATTAAAGCCATTGCTCAAGATGGGGATAATGAATTCTTTGAAGGTTGCCGACTAGCACTAGATCCAATGATTACGTTTGGACTTAAACAAATACCGGAGAAAACAGATGAAGACGGGCCTGGCTTACCTTGGGATAGTTTTACTCTCGCTCTTACTGGCTTCATTACTCGCAATGTCACCGGTAATACAGCACGTGATATGATTCAATCGATGATGAAATCTGCCACTAAGAAAGAGTGGAACGGATGGTATCGTAGAATTTTAATCAAAGACTTACGCTGTGGTGTGAGTGAAAAAACAATTAACAAAGTGGTGGAGAAGAACTATGCTGACTATAGTATTCCTATTTTCGGTTGTCAACTTGCTCACGATAGTGCAAATCATGAGTCTAAAGTGTCAGGAACGAAACTTATCGAAGTTAAACTTGATGGGGTTAGGGTCATCACTATTGTTCGCAGTGACGGCCGTGTCGATATGTTTAGTCGTAATGGTAAAGAGCTTTTAAACTTTCCACATATTGCCGAACAGATTAGTTCGGTGATTAAGCAAAAAGGGTCTAGCAAGAGCATGGATGTTGTACTAGACGGTGAAATTATGAGCTCTAGTTTTCAAGACTTAATGAAGCAAGTACACCGCAAGGACAATGTTCAAGCAGGTGATGCTATATTAAATTTGTTTGATGTTATGCCGTTGGCAGATTTTGAACAAGGTATCTATAACAAGCCACAGAGTTTGCGTAGCAAGATGGTTGAACATTGGGTAAACACTTATCAAGACTTAATTCCTAATGTGACCTATGTTGCTAACGAGTTAGTTGATTTGGACACAGCAGAAGGTCAAAAGCGTTTTAAAGAAATTAATCAAAAGGCTATCGATGGCGGTTACGAAGGTATTATGATTAAGGATCCACTTGCTCCTTATGAATGTAAACGTAGTACAGCATGGTTAAAATTGAAACCATTTATTGAAGTGTCTTTAGAAGTTAAAGAAGTAGAAGAAGGTACAGGTCGTAACGTAGGTAAACTAGGTGCATTTGTATGCGAGGGAGAAGATGATGGTAAAATTATTAGAGTCAATGTCGGATCAGGATTTACCGATGATAATCGCGATGCTTATTGGTCCGATCGGGATAACCTTATCGGTAATATTCTCGAAGTACGTGCAGACGCTATTACACAAAATCAAGACGGGTCGTACTCGTTAAGGTTTCCTAGATTTTTAAGATTTAGAGGATTTAAAGCAGGTGAAAAAATTTAATATGGGACGTTTTAAAAAAATTGTGTCGTTGTTGTGTTTACTTATTATAGTAAGTACCATATGTATTTTATATGAAACTAGTGACGATATAGTTACTCATAGGTTTTGTGCCTACGGAAATGTCTACGTGGAATTTCAACAAGGTAGCAAAATATGGGGAACTACATTTTTAAATGAAGATGGCAAACCTGTTAAATGTACTGAAGACGATGTGCAAGAACACACATCATTACAAAAGGATTCAATATGAGAAATAATTATTGGTCATGCTCAAAATTTGCAGACTGGCTTCGCGGTACTGCTAAACTATCTGCTGGCACTAGCGAGGAATGGGACGAATGGCGTACCACTGCCCAAATGCGACACAACTTTCGCTACTGGCTAGCGGAAGAAGCACTAGATGCTATTCAAAATTTTATTTGCTGGCCTGAGGACCGACTAAATGACATCAGATACTACATCAACAATCGTTGGGTCAGCCGCAGTCATAGTCTTACTGCACACCCTAGAGACATCAAGCCTGGCCAATGGCAAGATGTTGGTAATCGCTTCCTTCCTTGTTTGTTTAACGAGCTTGTGGATTTTGTGGAAATAGAACAAGCATGGCATTATTGTATGTGGGATGAAGAGGAACGAGTAAAGTACAATGTTCCTTGGTGGCGTAGTGGCTGGTTGCGCTGGCGTACCTGGCGTTGCCCAGAAGCTGGCATGGCCTATTTGAATTGGGCCAAAGATTTGGACAACAGTGAGTTTCTTGAAGAAGGCGAAACTCCACAATTAACACATCAAGCCAAAGCCGCTCGTGAGATTATCGAGCTTTATACTTGGTGGACTACTGTATATCGCAATCGTCCGGAGCCAATGGAAGCAAGTGGCTGGAGTGCTTACTGTGAAGCCTCACGATTAGCCAATGGTGGCCGACTAAGTTTCGGCAGTGATAAAAGTCCCGAACTTGCTGAAATGAGCAAGATTGCTATGGACAAAATGCACAAGATGGAAGAGGAATACGAAGCCGAAGATGAAGCTATGTTGATTCGTCTAATAAAAATTCGGCAGAGTCTTTGGACTTAATAAGTACATGATGGATAATAAAGATACAATATGTGCTATCCCATGGATGCATTTAAACTTCGAACCTAATGGCAAGGTGGTGCCTTGCTGTCTAACTAGTCACCATAATTATTTTGCCGGGGATTTAAAAACACAAACCATTGAAGAAATTTGGAATAGTGATAACATGAAATCTTTGCGCAAGCAAATGATTAATGGGGAGCGTCCAAAGATTTGCGATACCTGTTGGAAGAAAGAAGATGTAACAGGTGTAAGTGGACGTCATTATCATAATAGAGACTTTCCTGGAGTGTTGAAAAAGATTCCAGAAATTACACTAGAAGATGGTACTTGTACCACTATGGAATTAAAGTATTGGGATTTTCGTTTTAGTAATTTATGCAACTACAAATGCAGATCATGCGGTCCACGTTATAGTAGTGCATGGGTTCCAGATGCTAAAAAGTTAGGTTATACTGATCAAGAAAAAGTGTGGAATATCGAAGCAGTCGAAGATAAGACCAACGTAGACTTCCTTGAAGATCAAATCGACAATGTTAGAAGAATTTACTTTGCGGGCGGCGAACCATTGCTTATGCCTGAACATTGGCAGATTCTAGACAAGCTGGTAGAAAAGAAACGGTTTGATGTTAAACTTAGTTATAATACCAATTGTTCTACATTAGAGTACGGTAAACGAAATGTTATCGATTATTGGAGTCAATGGCAATTAGGCAAACTAGAAGTATGGCCTAGTTTAGATGAAATCGGCGAACGTGCCGAATTAATCCGTAGCGGAACAGTATGGAGTAAAGTCGAAGAAAACTTAAAAGAGTTAGCTAAACACGACAATATTATACTTCGTCCGGGCATGACTATAGGTGCATGGAATGTTAGACGACTTCCACAAATTATCACCTACTTAACTGACTTAGGTGTTATACGCAGACATCCTGTAATACATCAATACGTTAACTATAATAATTTCTTTATTAACTTATTAGATCATCCTAAACATTATCATGTAAGCATACTGCCAGATGACTACAGACGTGATACTATTAAAGAGCTAGAAGATTTTATAGCTAATTATAATACAAAATATTCAACAGATATTAGTTCTATCTTTACACAAATCTTCCACGAGCTTGATCAACCATTTAATTTAGAAGCCGCTAAGAAATTTGTACATGTTTCTAAACAAGTAGATAATTTACGTAATGAAGATATATTTAAAATAGTTCCAGAAATGGAAGTTGTTAGAGAGGCAATAAATGGCTAGTATACATGATATAGAAGAAAGCAAGATAATTTTTATGAATAAAGAAGAAATATCTTCTCATAGTGTAGAAGAGTTACATTCTTTAGGTCGTAATAGATGGAAGCACTGGTGGTGTTCAGCCGGTTCAAGGTCATTATATATACAGCACGATGGCATTATTTACAGAGGAACTTGCCAAGTTGGTAATGCATTAGGTAGTATCTATAATCAAGGCATAGATTTTTTGGAAGAGTTATATTCATGGGTTAAGTGCGATAAGGATACATGCGCATGTGGATCCGATATGCAAAGCCCAAAAGTTAAAAGTTATGATGATATAAGTGTAGCCACAGCTAGAAATATTGTAAACGTAGATTTTGATAAATTGCAATTAGTAGATGTAGTAAAAGATCCTACCATTATATATTCAAGTGCGTTCAACGATTACAAGTTAGTTATTTGGGAATTGGGCCGTAGGTGTAATTATGACTGCTGGTATTGTTTTCCAGATAGTCACAATACTTACGAAGGTCATAAAACTTTAGGTTCTTTAAAACAAGGTTTAAAAAATATAAGTTCTATATGGGGTAAAAACTCTAAAATGAAATTTGTGTTTACAGGTGGAGAACCTACGTTTAATCCAGATTTTTTAGAATTTGTACAATACTTACGCAAAGATCTATTTCATATTGTGCATACTACAACAAACGGTAGCCATACAGCAGAGTATTATTCTAATCTAATGCAAGTTAGTGATATTGTTTTTAGTGCTCATTTAAGTTATTTAGAAAATCCTGCTATATACAAGAAATTTGTACAAAATGTTAGTTCTGCAAATACCAGTAAAATGAGCAACGATAAATCTCAGTTAAATTGGTTAGGTGTTAGAATCATGTTACAACCTGGAAAATTAGAGCTAGCAAAACAACTGTACAGTGATTGTAAAAATATAATAGAAAATGTCGTTGTAGACTTATTACATGACCATTATAAAAAAATATTGCCTTATAGTCAAGAAGAGTTAGATTGGTTTAATAGTTATGAAACGGTACAACCTTTACATCCGTGACAGCGACACTATCTATAAATTATCTTATATTTTAGAACAGCATCGGCCTGCTCGGATTTGGGCTCAGCTAATGTTACAATCAAATATATCTGACCTTCGTAAAGATAAGGAAGTATGGTGCGGCATTCCTGAAGATACAACACCTTATGTAAATGAATTATATTCTCTGGTAGAAAAAATGAATGAATGGATTCCTAATAAAATAAATTTTAATAATTGGAATCACAATGATGTTCAAGCTAGTGTTAATTTATTTCATACACATTTTCCAGAATGTAGGAATGATACAGATCCTTTGCACAGACAACAATTGGAAAGATACAATGATTTAATACATCATATAGAATCAATCGATCGCGCTGGAAAAATTACACATAACAATTTACATTTAACATTATTAATAGGCAGTAACTTAATACCGTTAGACATTGGCGATTATAATTATTTTACTTTTGAGAAGTCTGTAGGATCGTTAATAATGGGTTATCCAATTATTGGAAGAAATCCTGCAGAAATAATGTACTCTAATGATGTAAATATTCCCACTGATCAAATTATACCGCAAAATGTTTTAGGCGCTATGCATTTTTGTTTTTTCCACGATTCCGATCATGCACAGCTCAAAAGAGATTTTAATAGGTTTTACTATGAAAGCGGGATTAAATGGCCGTATGCTTTGGGGGATTTAAGATTGTCTGTGGGTGCTATTAGATTAGGCCAATTGGACACCATTAACGGTCAGCAATTATCGGACGATCAAGTAGTAGGAATTGTCAAATCTTGTAACCAAATTGTGGGTTGGAGCATAGAATAGCCCAAAATCAACGGTTGACATGGATCAATTTTGAAGCTATAATATATACATGTTAAACAAAACAGGAGCAGAAATTGGCTAAAACAGCTACCAAAACTCGCGTTACCAAAAAGCAGGTAATTGCGCATCGCACTCGTGCAGTGAAAGATCACAGTCCAGTTTGGGATGGTTGCGAAACTTGGGATGGTGAAACATTTCATCGCTTTTTCAAACGTGCTATGGACTACTACCGTTTGGAGTCAGACATCAAAACTTACAAGCCAGCAGTTGTTAAATGGATGGAAACTGTTGGATGTACTAAAACAGATATTACAGCGTTCAAAAAAGTTAAAGATAGTCGTATCAATTCAACAATGGGTGCTGTTGCATGTTGTTTGAATCGTGGTATGCAACCACAACGTGCTGATTTTAACAATGGGCGTGATACTTCTGCTTGGCTAAAAGCAGAAATTGTTAAGGTAATTGAAGAAGGCAAAAACGATATCGATCCAGAAGAAACCAAAGCACTTGAAGCGGCCAAACCTGCTGTTTATGTTCCTTCAATTCAAGAGCGTGTTAAAGAAGCCGCTTATCGAATGACTGAAGAATTGGAAGATGCTATCGAAGGTTTCCAAAATGATCCAGAAAATTTTGATCCAAAAGCGTTCAAAGTGCTGAACTTGCTCAAAGGTAAAGAAGTCAAAGCCGCACATGCTAGACTTATTAAAACCCTCTATAGCAAGGATTTAGCTGAACTGGAGGAGTTGGCATCCGGAAAAGCAGACGAGCAGTTACGTGAGGGTTACGCCCATCGTAGCAAGAAGCAAATCAAGAATTTGATTGCTTTTTACCAAGAAATCATGTCAGCTTGCGATATGCTTGCACAAGAAGCCAAAGTTAATCGTGCGCCACGTGCTAAAAAAGCACAACCAAAAGAGAAGATTGTTGCCAAAATGAAGTACATGAAAAGCAATGAACCATTGAAATTGGTTAGTATCAATCCTACTGATATTATCGGTGCTAAAGAGCTGTGGGTGTTTAACACTAAGACACGTAAATTGGGTCGTTACATTGCTAACGAGTACATGGAATTAGGTGTTAAAGGTACTACAATTACCGGCTTTAACGAGCATACAAGCGTTCAAAAGACTGTGCGTAAGCCTGAGGAAAAACTTAAAGAGTTCAAAGCCGCTGGTAAAGTGCAGTTACGCAAGTTCTTAGATGATATCAACGCTACAGATACTAAAATGAATGGGCGTATTAATGAAGAAACTGTACTACTTCGAGTACAGTAAGCTCTAGCAAAACATGGATAAATACTCCATAAGAGAGTATTTTCCATGTCCCAATTACAAGATAGTATCCTACAACTAGTAAACGAAGAGTTATCAAACTCTACGGGTGTGTTTAACCACACCGGCGATTATAACATTAATGGTACGCTAACGGCCAATACAATTAATGTTTCAAATTTAATTGCCAATGGCGGCAACGTTTTTAACGTAGGAAATTGGTCCGGAAATTTAGAATCAGAAATTAATGGTAAGGGGTTTAATTGGACTTGGGCTGAAGGTAGCACTAGTTTAGTATACAGAACCGGCGGACGTTTATGGACTAACGGTGCGTTTGACATTGCACCAACTTCAAGTTATAACATTGATAACGTTCCAGCATTGAGTTCAGGCACGTTAGGGCCATCAATTACCAACAGCAGTCTTACAAAATTAGGTACATTAAATTCGCTAGCAGTCGGTGGCGATGCTGTGCTAGGAGATTTTGCATACTTTAATAGCTCATTTAACAGATTGGGCCTTGGCACTGATGAGCCTAATGCGGCTCTTAATATTTTAGATAACAATGTTGATATAATTATCGGCAGTCCAAGTGTTAATATTGCTAGCATGGGTACATATAGCAGTCATGACCTTGCTATTGTAACTGACAATTTAACACGTATTACTATTAAAAATAACGGTGTAGTAAACATTGGCGATCCGGTAAATGGTGGTGGTTCATTGAACGTGTATGGTACATTGTACGCAAGCAATTTACAAGTTGATAATCGTGTTGAAAGAACTCACCCAATGCAGTTCAATGCGTCATCTGACACTCCAATTTATGGGTTAGGAATACAATGGGTCGGCACCGGTGCTACAAGACAATTTATAATGGCGTCAGCACCTGACAGATTGTTTAGCACAGAAAGTATTGATATTGGCGAGAACCAAAGTTATTATGTAAACGGACAAGTAGCACTAGGCGCAAATACATTAGGACCAACAATTACTAATTCAAGCCTAACAAAACTGGGTGCATTACAATCTTTAAATGTTACCGGCAATGCGGTATTCATTGGTGGAATTGATGCAAGCCAAAGCCTTGTTAAAGTTCAATCTATTTTAATTAACAACGGTACTAACGATATTGAAGTTACTCCTACTGGTATTACATCTAACACATCAGTAGCAATCAAATCACAAAACTCAAATGTAGTATCAGGCGACTCTACACAAATTAGTATTGGATCAAACACACTACAGTCTAAACCTGTAAAAGTATTTGGCCCGTTAAGTGTTAATGTCAATAATCCAGATCCAAGTTTACAATTTACAGTAAATGGAGATGTAAGTATTGGCGGCAAACGATTTACATCAGGCCCAGCAATTCCAACAAGCGGTATATTCAATATTGGCGACATGTGTTGGAATACTCGTCCTGGTCCAAACAACTACGTTGGTTGGGTGTGTATTACTGCTGGCACACCAGGTCAGTGGTTAGGGTTTGGCATGATTGCCGCTCAATAAACTTGATTATCCTATATAAAACTGTATAATTAGTATATGCGGACTAGGCGTCATCCCGCAATATAAACTCTGCCGCCATTGCTAATCTTAGGAGAAAACAATGGCAACTTTACAACCAGTCGCTTACAAATATCAAAGCACAAAAGAATATGTAGACGCATTTCCATGTGCCTACAGACAATGGAGAGCAGACTCTCACTGCAATCTAATTCACGGTTACAGCTTTTCAATGAAGTTCTATTTCGGTACAAACGATTTAGATGTTCGTAATTGGGCAGCCGACTACGGTGGATTGAAA